GTCCCCCTCGGAATTTTTCTGTGTATGGATTTTTTTTATAACATCGAACTAAATAAATATTTAAAAATTCTAAGATAATAGAAATAATCAAATATTGGAAAAAATAGTGTATTTTAAAGCTAGTTTGATACCATTCTAAAATATTAGAAAAAAATAATAAAAAATTAAGGTTAATTCAGATAAATTTTTATTCAAATATCTAGGAGTAGATTCGATGTCAGTTAAAGAATTTCAAGAAATAGAAGACAAACTAGGGCTTGACCCACAAATGGTTGCAGATGCAATGGGAAGAAAAGCAGGAAGCGTTTATGCTTCATGGAGAAAACCACAGACAAAAGAGAGATATGAGATTATATTAATAGGTATTTATATCAAGAAAAGCAAACTAAATATTGACGAGCTGGTTTCAATAATTGAACCAATAAAGGCAATCAAAAATAAATGAAACATGAAGTAATTATTCAAAACAATAAACTTTTAGTTTCCACATCGGCACTATGTGAGTTTTTCAATGTAAAAGCACCAACAATAACGGGTTGGACAAAAAAGTGGCTAAAAGCTACAGCAGTACCAGGGGAAAAGAAAAACTATTACGACTTGTTTGAAACAATAAATTTAAAACAATTACATCTAAACGAAAAACACAGTAAATCAAAAAGCAATGATGAGGTAACACCAGATGATATTACGCTAAAAGACGGAAGAACATTAGCAGAAGTAGATGTAAATAACCCTAGAGATTTAGAGATGCTAGCCATTCACCCAATGGGTGAAAGATTTATGGGGATAGTAAAATCAGCAGAAGATATATCAAAGAAAAAACATGAACTAGCAGTAAAAAAAAGACAATACATCGAGACACATGAGTTAGACAGATTGTTATCAGAATTTTTAGCCCAAATAAAAAACAAACTAATCTCAATCAGGGATCAGTTGCCAATTGAGCAAGCAGATAAAATAATAGAACTAGAATATGCAGACAAAAATGCAAAAAAAGCAATTCAACAAGTATTGTCAGATGCAGCAGATAAAGATTTCTTAGAAATGCTAGATGATATACACAAAACAATGTTTACGAGAACATCGGAAAATAATGAAAAAGCAATAAAGTTTCTTAAAAATTTAATAAAAAGGATAGAGGATGAACATACCGACTAATGTTGTACTGTTAGTAATAATTTTTAAGCCACAACTGGAGTAAATATGGAAAAAGTAATAATTAAAAAAGGTACAGCAAAGAAAAATCTAATGCAAGTTTTTGACTATATAGAAACACTAAAGCATAAAACAAACTCAATTTCTATAATAGGTTTTAACTATGGAGATTATGAAATAAAATATTCTATTTTTCATAATAAATTTGGATATACAATATCAAGTGTAAGGGTATAAAATGCAAAAAGACAATGAAGCATCAAAACAAATATTATCATATTGTACAGTAAATGGATATATGCCTTATATGGGTTCACCAAGAAGAAGAGATTCTTTACCAAAAAAAGAACAATTAAGAAAATTAGCTTTAGCTCAACAAAAAAGAGAGAGAAAAGCATTAAGGAAAATAAAATGAAACCAAAAGAATTAAAAAATTTAGGAAAGATAAGTAAAAAAGATTCAATTACTATTTTAGTTGGTAATGGTATGGTAATTGCCATATTAATTATTGCATTTTTTTGGGATAAATCATGAAAGCAATTAGAATTCTTAAAATACTACTAAAAGATACAATAATGAGAAGAGAAAGAGAATATATACAAGAGGCAATAAAAGAACTTGAAGAATTAGAAAATAAAAAATGTGAAAATTGTAAGCATTATGATTTAATAATGCCACAAAATAATCCACATGATCAATATAACTATTTAGGTTGTTTAAAAGCAGTAAATAAAATAAATGAATGTAGTTTATTTTATAAAAGTAAATATGAATCAAAAGAAACATGATAGTTAAATACAAACAAAACAAAAGAGAAAACACAGGTTATACAAGAAGTAGAACCAAAAACAGATTTACAATAGAATCACAAGACCAAAACAAAGTAAGGCTTAAATCATATAACACATCAGTAGTATGGTTTGAAACAGCAAATATAGATGAAATAGAGGAGGTAAAATAGTATGGCAAAATTTAAAATGATTCTATTGGGCAGCCAAAGAATTGAAATAAATTCTAAAAATACAAATGAAAAAAAATTAAGTTAGTTTATGGATGAAATACTAAAATGTAAAATAGATACTAAAAGTATTTTATTTATAAAAATTTATAGAAGTGGTAAAAAATTTGCAGAGTATAAGTTGTCACAAAAAGACATAGATTCACTAGGTATGAAATGGATACAGTACAAAGAAGAAAATATAAAATGACATTTGAACTAGAGCTAATACCAACTCTACTAAACAATCTTTATATACCAATAGTAAAACCAAATAGTAAACCATCTATTGTAAAAAGTAAAGATGCAAAAGAGTTTATAAAATATGTTCAAATGAAATGCCTACAGCAAAAAGTAAAACCAATACTAGGAGATGTACTTTTTTGTATGGATATTTTAATCTGTAAAAGAAACAACTATGATATTGATGCAGTATTAAAACTACTATTTGATTCTTTCAATGGATATGCTTATAAAGATGATAAACAAATAGTAGATTTAAGAGTAAGAAAACACTATAAGGCAGAAAAAGATGCTTTAATTATAAAAATAGAGGAAATAGTATGAATATAGGAATAGATTACGATGATACAATATCAGTATATCCGCATTGTTGGCAAGAAGTTATAAACACATTTGTAAAATACGGATTTAAAGTATATATAGTAACATATAGAGATTCATCACAATTTCAAGATATGCGCATTATGGACAATGTGGTAGATAGAATATTTACAAGTGGAATAGCTAAAAAAGAATATTGTAAAAATATGGGAATAAATATAGGTGTATGGATTGATGATTGTCCAGAAAGCATACTTTATTCATATAAAGAATTATTAGAAAAAATATAAAAGAAAAAATGAAATATACAATACTAAACAATCAAAAGACATTAAAGAAAATAGAACTTAGAGAATGTTAGGAATAATAAACAATGGATGACCAAAGAAGAGAAAATATAAAAGAAAACTGCACTATAACAAAAAGGCTTTTGCAATGGGCAGGTTTAATGACGCATAAGGCATTTGCAGAAAAATATATACATCTTCCAAAGAATAATCCTTTTGATGCAGGAAGACTTATAGACTTCAAAAAATCACCACATCTTCTGAAGCCAATGGAAATGGCAGATAATCCAAATGTGCAAGAAATATATTTAATGTTTGCATCTCAAATGGCAAAGACACTATTTTTATTTATTGTGTTTGCAAAAAATGCAAAACTTGATGCAAAATCTTGTGTTTGGATGATACCAATTAAAGATGCAATTTCTACATATCAACAAGAAAAAATAAACTCATTGATTGCAGAGAGTCCAGGTATTGCAGAAATAATAGAAGAAACAAGAGTTGAAGAAAAGAGAAATTCAGATAAAAAAGCAGAGATAAGACATCAAGGCTCAATGACAAAACTAATTGGTTCAAAAGTGGATATGGATAAAAAAGGTCTTACGGCTAAGCTAATTATTTGCGATGAAGTAGATGAGATGGAAGGAATGGTGGCAATAACACCATTGTGGGAAAGAGCAAAAACATTTTTAAGGGCTGGTGCAAAACTATTTGTTGCTTCAACAAAAAAGAAAAAAAACGGAACAATAACACAAGGGTTTAATACTTGTGAGCAAAAAAACTACTTAGGAATCATTTGCCCTCATTGTGGAACTCTAGTTGAAACGCATCATACTCAGTTTAGAATCATAAGCGAAAAAGAATATAAAAAAATAATGAACTATGCAGATGATGATTTCACAGAGGCGAAAATCTGGGAGGAATATGTACCCTATGCTTGTGCAAATGCTTATTATGCTTGTAATTCTTGCGAAGAACCAATAACAGATGAACAAAAAAACAATCAAATTCTTAGTGGAAATATAGAGTGGATAGCAAAAGGAAAACTTGTAAATCCTACAACAGTAGGTTTTTCAGCAAACTCTTTTTTATCACTATTCGTACCATTTAAAGATATGGCAAGAGCAATATTAAAAGCAACATTAGAAAAAGACTCAACAGCTAGAGCAGATAATATGGAAAAGCTACATGAGGGATACTTTAATGACACATACGAGCCACAACAAAAAGAAGCGCTAAACAAAAACGAAATACTATTGCTGTGCAACACACTAGAAGAAAGAATGCTTCCAGATGATACATACGAAGTATATATGAATATAGATACACAAAAAGACCACTTCTGGTGGCAAATAATAGCATGGCAGTATGGTTCAAGACCACATGTCGTTGATTACGGAAGAGCAGAATCTTTTGATGAATTAGACAATATAAGAAACCAAATGCTAATAACAAAACAAGGTCAAATCCACGATATAAAAATAGTAACAATAGATAGAATGGGTATAGCAGACAGAACAACAGAAGTAGATAATTGGATAGTAAAAGTAGTAGAAGAACAAGGAAAGTTAGACTATATCTATGCAACAGAAGGTGTATCAGGTATAAAGCCAAAATTAACAACTCTCTATTCAATGGGAAAACACCCAACACAAAGCAGTATAATCAAAGTAATTAAAGTAAACAACCTTTTAGCAAAAGATGAAGCTCACAATATAATCACAAGAGGAATAGAAAAAGCAAAAGCCCAAGATGGAGAAGAAAAATTTGAACACGCACTAAACTATAAAGAAAAATTACTTTCGGTTTGTTCAAAAGTATCAAGACTAGCAAACGAAAAAAAAGATGCAAATGAAAAGTCAATCAGAACAGATTGGGAAAGACAAATGACATCAGAAATAAAAACATATAGAATTGACCCAAAAACAGGAAAGATAGATGATTTTGAAAGCTGGATAAAAAGAGTAGAATCAGTAAGAAATGACTACTGGGATTGTTTTGTTCAGTCGGTAGCAGTTTGGGATATGAGAAAAGGTGCGTTAGTTCAACAGCCAAAAAAGCTAACAGATGCAGAACTAAGACAACTGGAGGCGCAAATGAGAAACAGCAGTCAATCATCAACAATAGAAAGAAAGGATTATTTTTAATAAATATATGATATAATATTGCAATTTAAGAAAAAAAAGAGTTTAATATGGCAACATTGACTGAAATTACAGAAAAAAAAGAAGAAATTGCAGCAATAAATACAGCATATTTGCAATCACTTTCAACAGGTGGTGTAAAAGAGTTTGAACAAGGTAGCACTAGAATAATAAAAGCAACCACTCCGGAGCTAAAAAGAATGTTGTCTCAAGCCAAAAACGAACTTACAATCATGGAGTCTGTATGTTAAACCATTATCCATATATAAGCATGGTAACTTCAAACTATATTCAAAATTCAGCACTTGGAGCAAAAGCAAGAAGTGCAGGTGCAGAAGATAAAAATGTAAACACTCTTTTAAGGGAAACAAAAAATCTTGTAGATAAGTCAAGATATATGGATGCCAACACAAATATCCTTCAAGCTATAAAATTAGCATTTGAAGCAGGTGTGATTGGGGCAAATCCAGATGTACAGTTTCAGCTTCCAGCAAACACACCAGAAGAAGCAAAACTTCTAAATGAAAAAATAGAAGCAGATTTTGAACTATGGAGAGAAAAAGAGTTTTGTGAGGCAAAAGGTACAGAACATTTTTCATCTTGCTTAAGACAAATTATAAAAACAGAAAAAGGTGCAGATGGGGAAATTCTAATCATTCACTTATTTAATCCATTATGGAAATTTGGCTACAAGTTCAAAATGGTTGAAGCTTCAATGATAGATGTTTCAAAAGATAGAACAGTAGAATATTTCAAAAACGGAAAAATCAAAAAAAATGAAATCACAGGTGGGTTAGAAATAGATGAATATGGAGCGCTAATAGGTGTCTATGTTTATTTAGATTCATCAAAAACTGTTTCGCAATATTACAGCAAGAATCAATTCACTTTATTCTTTGATCCACATTTAAGAATATCTCAATACAGAGGCATTCCAAACCTAAGCGGAGTTATTGGAACAATTCAAGAAACAATGCAATACAAAGAAACTGAACTTCAAGCAGCAGAAGCAACAGCAAAAACTCAAAATGTACACAAAACATCACTTATTCAACCATATATGGAAAAACAAAAGCAAAATTTCAAAATGAGATACGCTTTAAATACAGATAGTTTAACAATTTCAAAATTCCAATTGGAAAACCAAACGGATTCTCCAACAATATATGTAGATAAGGATGATGATTTTACAGCACTAGATAGAGGAAATAGACAATCAACATTTGACATATTTAGAAAAAATGAAGAGCAAACAATATCTTCTAATTATAATATTTCAAGCCTATCATTGCTAAAATCAGAAGGCAATGCAGTATTTTCAGTAATAAAAGCACAAAAGCAAGAAAACGAAACAAGGTTTTCAATAGTTCAAGACAATCTAATCCATAAACTGCTTGTAGATATTATAAACTGGTTTATCAGAACAAATGCAACAAGATGGGGAATAAAAGATTTTTATCAAGATGAATACAAGTATCTTTATAAATATAAAATCACACTTGGAACAAAAACAGAGTTGGACGAAGTAAAATCAGCTAATGCAAGAAAAATAAATAAAGCACAAGGTGTAATAGACTCATATCAAGCCGCGGCTCAACTGGGTAATGACTATGACCAAATCCAAGAAAACAACACAAGAGCAACAATTAAAAAAGCAGAAGAATTAGGTAAAATATTGGAAAAACTTAAAGAATTGAACAAAAAAGCGTCCGAAAACAATTTAAAATTCACTTTAAATGAAAATAATGATATTATATTGGATATAAATTATGCAAAGGAGACAAATGAAAAACAAGTTTGATGTAAACTTAGAACTTTTAGTAAATAAAAAGCTAATAGATAGTGAAAATTTTACAGTAGAAGTAATAATATCTGACGAAACACCAGTTTTAAGACAAACATGGGATGGCGAAATATATACTATAATATTTCAACATGATGAAGAGTCGGTAGATATGTCAAGAGCAGAAATTTTACCTATTCTTTGGAATCACAATGATAATGGATTGCCTATCGGTTCTTATGAAAATGTGAGATTAGAAAATAAGCAGCTAAAAGCAAAGGCAGTATTTGACAAAGATGATACTTTTGCAATGACAATTTTAAATAAAGTAAAAAGTGGACATATTAAAACTCTTTCAGTGGGTGCTAGCATTTTAGCCAAAACAGTTACGAAAGAAAAAGATGGTTCATACACAGTAAGAGCTACAAAATGGCAACCTTTTGAAGGGAGCTTTACGGGAAATCCAGCAAATCCAAATGCAAGGGTGAGTTTATCAATGCTGACGGAAGATGCAATTAATTTTAACAAACAAGGAGAAGAAATGGATTTAAAACAAGTTTTAGAGTTTTTATCAAATGCGACAGTAGAAGATAAAAATGAAATCAAAAAAAAATTAGGTATTGATGCAGAAGTGGAAACACTTTCAAATAAAGTAAAAGACTTAGAGGTGAAACTNNTTCAAAAAGCAAATAAAAGCATTCAAGATATTACATTAATGATTACAAGTGAAACTTTTTCAAATGTATTAGCAGATAAAAAGAAAGATGCAATCACATCTATCAAATTATCAAACACAGGAGAATTTAACAAATTAGAATTTGAAAATGCTCTATTAAAACACGCAATGGCTTCAAAAGCACCATCTGCTGGAGATAAACCAGAAGAAGATGTGTATGAAAAACAAAACTTAACAATGGCAGGGAGTTTATAATGACACCAAGAACGACACAAAAAAAAGCAAAAGCAGGATTTTTAACAAAACAATGGGATGGTGCAAGAATTGAATCTTACACATTAACTGGAAGTGGTGCAGCTTATGGTTTAGGTGTAATCACAGGAGCAGCAGAAGGAACAGTAAGATTACCAGATTCTGATGATACGCTAGGTGCAGGGGCTACAACAACAGAAGCAGCAAAATTTGTAGGAGTTATTTTAGGTAGAGTAAAACCTATCAATGAAGCATATATTTCAGGTGAAGTTGCAGAACCAACTATTTCTACACCAGCAGGTAGAGGCGAAACAGAGTTTTATAATGAATTTGAAACAGTTTCTGTTTTAAGAATCGGAGACATCGGTGTAATTACTGAGCAAGCAGTTGTAAAAGGTGACCCAGTATTCATGAGAATCACAGGTGCTGATTTAGCAACAAGTTCAACAGGAAAAGTTTTAGGTGGATTCAGAAAAGACGCTGACACAGATGAAGCAGTTGCTCTAACAGGTTTGGTATTTGCTCAATCAGCAGGTGCTTTTGAATCAGTTGGAATTGAAGTAAAAATTAAATAAAAGGTAACACATGATAGATGTATTTAGAAATTATGTAAAAAGCAATGAAGTTGGAATTAGAACAGCAGTTTCAACTGGTGATGATGTTTACACAACATCTCAATTAAGTGGATTAGCAAATCTATCAGGAGACTGGAGACAAAAGTTAAAGCAATCATTAGATTCACAATCAATCTATGGTGATGTAGATTTTGCCTCATTAAATATGAACAATGCAGTTCCAGTTATCGGAATGGATAAAAGCACAACTGTAACTTTAAAAGATGGTGGAATTTTTCAAGGTCAAATAGTTGTTTCACAAATTGATATTTTAGAAAACGCAAGAATTGAAGATAAAATCAATGGTGATTTAAATGCAATCATGGCAAAAATGTACTACACATTAGATGATATTGTATATGGAAATGCAACTAAATATACACAAAAAGGCTTATATGGAATCATTTCAAACCCAAATGTTTCTCATGGTGCAACAAGCTTAGCTGCAACTTATGGAAACAGTACAGCTGCTGAAATCATTGGAGATATGCAAACTTTCATTAGAGCATATTTTGATGGAATCAATAGTGATGCAACACAAAGACCAATCAATATTGGTGCATTAAATGTTGAAGTGAAAATTCCAACAACAATCATGCAAGTGCTAAGACAGAAAAAATACGAATCTGAAGATTTCAAAGCAAACTACAAAACAGTATTGGAATACTTACAAGAATGGACACCAAGAGAAGGTTACAATGTTAAATTCGTAGAAGATACAGGTTTAGAAATTGTTCCTCCAATCATTAAAGGTGCTGGATATAAAGTAATCCAAATCGGTGTGTATAGTAAAAATTATATGACTTTAGAAGTGCCATTCGCACCCCACAGAGTTGGTTCAGGGGCAGATGCAGGATTTTATTCAATGCAAAATGGTGATTCTTGTGTTTATACTATGAAAGCTTTAGGAACACAAATCAACAGAACAAATATGTTCAAAACAAGAGATGTTTAACCTCTCTTGTAACTAAAATAAAAAAGGAAAAAAATGTTAGTATCAAAAATCGCATTAAGTTTTGACCATGAAGTAGAATCAGCATTCACTATGAAATCAGGTGTTTTGTATTCAAATGACCAAGTGCCATCATGGGTAGTAAAAACACAAAATTTCAAAGATGCAAAAGCAAAAGATTTAATCACAGGTGATTATGAAGAAAAG